CGATAGCACCGAAGACCAAATAGCAGAGGCGCGGCTGCTGATCCGCGCAATGGAACATTTGACTGATCGAATGCAGCGCGTGCTGCACGATGCGCGAATGGCCGAACGAAAGACCAAAAAAAGGCCGTAGCACCGTGGATAACGCGACTACAGAAATGAATGCAAACGACCACAAGTCGATTGCCGAACACCTTATCATGCAACCCGCCGAGGCACCTGTCGAACAGACCTCAGATGAGGCGGTTGTCGAAGAAACTATGTCCGATGATCAAATCGATCAGCCGGAGCAAATATCTGAGGATTACGAACAAGCAGACGAGCCGGAAGTCCAAGCCGAACCCGAAGAACGCATGTATCAAGTCAAAGTGAATGGCGAATTGCGTGAGGTCACCGAGCAGGAACTAACCCAAAGCTATTCTGGTCAACAGTATATCCAACAGCAAATGCGCGAAGTCGCTGAACAACGTAAGGCCGTTGAAGCAGCAAAGGCCGAAGCGCATGAAACCTCGAACGCATACGCTCAGGCATTGGCCCAGGTCAATGAGCGGCTGCAAACTGACGATCTCACACCGCCCGATAAATCAATGCGCGAAACAGATCCAATTGGATACCTGGAAGCGATGGAGGATTTCCGAGCGGCCCAGGCCGAGCGCCAAACTTTACAACAGCAACAGTATCTCTTGCAGCAACAGCAACAGGCCCAGCAACAGGCCCAGCGCGATCAATATGTGCAGCAAGAAGCCGCAAATCTTATGGAACGGATACCGATCTTAAAAGACCCGGTAAAAGGCCCAGAGACGATTTCGGCGATGATGAAAACTGGCGCCAAGTATGGTTTTAGCGAAGCCGAAATGAAGAACGAAGCGGATCCCCGTTTCGTTTCTGCACTACACGCTCTCCACCAATTTGAGAGCCGTGGCAATGTTCAATCCGCTGAAGTTAAGCGCGGTGCGATCAAGCCAGGTGCGCGGAGATCACAGTCAACCAGCCAGCAAAAACAAGCCCAAGCAGCGCGTTCACAAATGAAACGAACCGGGTCCACGCAAGATGTCGCGGCCTGGATCATGAACTCAGGAAAATAAGACATGGCTGTTAATAGCAACACGGTACAAACGTATGCCGTAACCACCCTCAGAGACGATCTGCAAGACGCTCTGATTTCGATTTCACCAGACGATGCGCCGTTGATGCAAGCGGCTGGCACAAAGGACGTTTCAAATACGCTCTTTGAATGGCCAGTAACCGAACTTGCATCGGTCAATTCATCCAACCGGGTGATTGAAGGCGAAGCGGCTCCAGGCAATGACAGCGCGACACTGCCTGTCAGAGTGCAAAACTATGTGCAACTGTCGGACAAAGTCGTTGAGACATCATCGACCAACGAAGCGGTCAATGGCGCTGCCAATGCTCAAACGATGGCAGAGCAAATGGCACTCAAATTGCGTGAGTTAAAGCGCGATATGGAAACTATGCTTTGCGCCAATACAGCGGCCAGTGCTGGCTCCGCATCGGCTGCTAGATCGACCGCTGGTCTGTCTGCATTCTTGATCACAAACGTGGACAAGCACAGCGGCGGTACAGCGCCTACCACAAGCGGAACTGGTGCCGCCGGGTATCCCAATGCGGCGTATCAGAACGGCACTCTGCGCACCATCACAGAGGCGATGCTGAACAATGTCGTTCAGTTGTGTTGGACGGAAGGCGCGGATCCGAGCATGGTCCTGGTTGGCCCGGCGATCAAGCAGAAGATCTCGTCTACGTTCACTGGCAACTCAACTCGCTACAAAGAGGCCGATGACAAGCGCATCAGCGGTGCGGTTGATTTTATCGTGACCGATTTCGGCGAACTTCAAGTGGTGCCATCACGCTTCAGCCTGGCGCGTGAGGCGTATGTTCTGGATCCAAACTATCTGCGCGTTTGCTATCTGCAAACCACAAAGCAGGAAGATTTGGCCAAGACAGGTCACAGCGAACGCAAGTTAATTTCTTGCGAATACGGCCTCCAGGTAGACGCGGAAAAATCGCAAGGCGCGATCCGCGATATCCAAGCGTCCTAAACAGTTTGGGCGTCCAGGAAACTGGGCGCCTACCACCTAATCGGAGCGACAGATGATCAAAGAGCAGGACGGCAAAGTTTACGTCAAAACGACCGAGGATGTTCAGCCTCTTTTGGACGCCAACGGGCGCCTGAGATCGGTTTATGACGAGATGCCGAACTATGGCCGCAATGGCCGCCTGGCAGCCAGGGTGCCTAACACGATCGCTCAGACCTGGGCGCAAGAATGCGGCCATGCGGTCGGCACTAAGGCATATATGGCATACGCCAAACGCAAGTTAATCCAGGGCGATTACCAGAAACTGAGAATTGAGGGATTTTAAATGTCGTTCACGTTCACAACCTTAAAAAGTGCGATCGGCGATTTTCTAAATCGCGATGACCTAACGGCTGTGATCCCGACATTTATCACCTTGGCCGAAGCCGATTTTAATCGTCGCATCCGGCATTTTGAAATGGAAAAACGCGCCAGCGCTGAAATTGACACGCAGTACAGCGCCAAGCCCAGCGATTGGCTTGAAACGATCCGCTTCCAGGTCATGGGCGATGGCACCTATCCGATCGAATTAGCGTCGAATGCGCAACTGATGGAGATGCGAAGGAACGTCAATGACGTTGCCGGGCGCCCCGCTTACTACGCATTTGTGGACGGCCAATTTGAGGTCTTCCCAACGCCGGACGTGGCGTACACTTCTGAACTGATTTACTACGCGAAAATAGACGCACTGAGCGACAGTACGGCCACCAATTGGTTGCTAGAAGGCAATCCAGACTTGTACCTGTACGGCGCTCTCACGCACTCTGCGCCTTATCTCGGCGAAGACCAGCGGATCCAGGTTTGGTCGGCCCTGGCAGAGCGCGCACTCAACGAAATCACCAACAGCAGCCATGCTGCTAAATACAACGGCACCGGGCTGCGCTTGCGCCACCGGGGCATGGCACCAGCTAATAGGAGATCAGCATGAGCCTTAGTAATACATATGAAACTCACGTCTTAAATTACGTTTTCACGACTACATCAGTAAGCCGACCGACGGCCTGGTATTTGGCATTGTTTACCAGCGATCCGACAGACGCCGGATCCGGCACTGAGGTCAGTGGCAATGGTTATGCGCGCCAAACGGCCGCTTGGACCGTCAGCGGCAACCTGGCCACCAATTCGGGCGCCATCGAATACCCAGCCTGTACGGGCAACGCCTGGGGAACTGTCACGCATGTTGGCGTGTTCACGGCGGCATCAAGCGGCGATCTGATCGTTCACTCGGCGCTGACCACCAGCAAGGCAGTCGCGGTTGGCGATGTTCTGCGCGTTAACGCTGGCGAAATCGACATCACATTGGATTAATAATATGGCCACAATAGTCACCAGATCTGGCAAGGGCAGCGCCCTTACTCACAACGAAGTCGATGCAAATTTCAACAATTTAAACACTGGCAAATTGGAGATCCCATCGGGTGGCTCGGCAGACCAAGTACTAACTTACGCCAGTGCTGGAACGGCGCAGTGGGCTGATGCTGGTGGCGCGTTTGCGGCAAGCACGGTTACGGTATCAGACCATACGACTTTGACTGCCGCACAAAACGGTAACTTGATTAATGTTACTGCAACAGGGGAAAAAATCATCTCATTGCCAGCGGCTGCTGAGGGTGCGTTTTATGTGTTCAACAACGACACTTCTCATATAATGTACATAAAACCGAATGGCACAAACACCATAAACGGATTTACTGCATCGCTTTCACTAGCCCCTGCCGCATCTGGTATTCTGGCGTGTGGTGGCTCAAGTACTAACTGGTCTAGCGTTGGTATGACACGAACAATGGTAGTAGCAAAAGCAACTACGTTTTTTAATACCCTCCGTGGAGCTGATGACGGCACCAGATTAACAGGCACATATACACCGATACTTGGTTCTAGTTTGTTAATTTGCGTTGGTAGCGGATGCGCTGGCTCAAGTACTTCTGCTGGCAGCCCATACAACTACAAAAGTGGGGGTGGTGGTGGTCAGTCGTATGCTGAGAAATTTATAGCAAGTCCCGCATCATCATACAGCTATGATATACCAGCAGGGCCTACCAGAAACGGTCACTCTGCAAGTTACGATAAAACAACTACAGCGGCTGGAATGACTTGCACCCCCGGTCCTGACAGTCCCGGTCCTACTCACAGTAATAACAATGTCTCTGGACGCGCTGGTGGTACTGCAAGCGGCGGGACTGTGAATTTTACAGGCGGTGCAGGTGCTAGTCCTAGCACATCTTATACTGGCGGCGGCGGTGGTGCGGCAACCCGTGCGGGTAACGGTGGAAATGGAGCGGTAAGATATGGTGGTGGGACAGGTGGAAACAATGCAAGTTCTAGCGCGGTTGGCGCAGCAGCCTCGGCTAGAGACAATAGCACTTCTGCTTTTTCTGGCAGTACTTCAGAAACTTATTTAGCGGGGACTGATGCCACAACTGATGCGGCGTCTTTTATTGGGTATGGTGCTGGCCCTAAAACAGTAGTTAATTTTGGTAGTGTTAATTTTACAATCGCTGACCATTCCACTTTAATACAAGGCGGTACTCGCGGTGGTGGAACAGGTGGTTATACAAAACATGGTCTTGGTGGTTATGTAACATTTGTGGAGTTCATCTAATGATTTTAAACGCAGAGCAACTTGCCTACACGTTGGATAATTTAGACGCCCCTGCTCCTGCAAGGGATTACCGCAATCATCTTTTAGCTTTGTCGGACAGCCACGTTTGGCCTGACCATGTGCCTGACGATTGGCGCACGTACAGACAAGCGCTGCGTGATTTGCCAGCGCAAGAATTTTTCCCCGAAACGGTCAACTGGCCAGTGGCACCAAGTTAATCAAATGCAAGACAAAGATCTCAACGCCCGTGTCAGTGTCCTAGAAGAGACCACCAGGCTGCAATTCAAGGAACTATTCCTTCGATTAAAACGCATCGAAATGATCATGCTGGCAAGCGCGGCGGCCATTATTGGGTTACTGTCATCCATCCTGGCTGGCCAGTGATTGGCGGTGCCGTATGGTAGCAGAAATCCTTGCCGGGGCGGCGTTAATTAAAGCCAGCATCGATGCCATCAAAGGCACGATCGCAAGCTGTAAAGATGTTTCGGATATCGCGGCTGACATCGATAATCTGTTCCAAGGGCAGCAAGATATTGCCAAGGACAAGCGCAAGGCGAAAGCAACCGGGCAATCGGCAACCCAAATCGTGATTGCCGAGGAGACCGCAAAAGAAGACCTAAAAATTGCGCAAGAATTGATTATCGCCAGGTTCGGATATCACTCCTGGCAGCGGATCTTGCAGATCCAGCAAGACCAATTGTTGGAGCAAAAGGCACTCGCCGCCGCGCGCAAAAAGAAAAAAGAAGAAACCCAGCAAGTGGTTGAAGATGCCGCCACGGTTGGCATTAGCGTGTTTATCGGGATCTTGGTTTTACTGATCATCGTCGCGGTGATCTTGGCAATGTAGAGGAAAAACGATGTCAGAATATTGCGTACATGATTACTGGCTAGATGGCTACGCGCAGGGCGATAAGCTAATACTGGCGGCGGCCCCGGCGATTGCCGCAACAGTGGCCAGCGCGGTTGATAAGATCAAAGACGTGGCGGCGACCCCGGCCATCGCTGCCAGCGCGTCAGCGGCTGCAATGAGCGTGTATTCCGCGCAAGTGAGCAAGGCGCTCACCATGACAGTAACGCCGTCCATGCTGCGTTTTACGCACTCTGGGGTCGATCAGATTGACATAACAAGCACGTCAACCGCTGACATTTACGCCTCTGTTTTATTTCAATCAACCGGGTCGGCCGCATCAAGCGCCACCGCTGCCGCCGCCTACACTTTGCCATGTGCTGCAACTACGGCGGCAACGTCTATAATGCAGTCAAACGCAACTTATAAATGGGTCACGCAAGCAGAGACCGATGAAATCTGGACGGTGATTTAGAATGGCTGATACGACAACGACAACTTTTAGCCTGGTGAAACCAGAAGTCGGATCCAGCGCCGACACCTGGGGCGGCAAATGGAATACTACATTAGACAGCCTGGATGATCTGCTCGACGGCACAACGGCCATACGGCCAAATCTGACTGCCGGATCATGGAAAATTGGTGGCACGGCCATCACCACGACCGGGGCGCAGATTAACCACGTTACAGGCGTGACTAGCGCGATACAGACGCAATTGGACGCGAAGGGC